GTAAAGTCTTTGAGGTTACCCGCATCGCTATTTTCGTACTCGTGAATTTTGGTACCCGATTTGTCTTTTAAAATAACGATCCATTTATCTACAACACCTTCAATACTCGCCTTGTTTTTCCATGAAAGTTTGAGACCCTCGAGTGTGTACTCTTCACTCCTGGATTTTATACTATAAATCAAAAATATGATAAATAGAATGATAGCAATCAAAAGTATCATTTTATTTATAACAAGATTTTTTTTATTAAGTGTTTATTCTTCTTTCATTTCAATTTGTGGCTTTGAGTTTGACTTTCGAGACACACTTACAGCCCAAATTATTAAACCAATCATTAATCCAATAATTACGATTCCGAAACCTATATCTTGACCATTCATTTTTTATATTATGTTATAGTATAAGATAAAAAATGCGTCCTTTTACCTCTGTCCTGATGGAAGCTGTATTTATCGGTCTTCTTTTACAAGGTTTAGTTATGGGTCTTACGAAATTTGTATATAAAGGTACGGGTGTTCTGATTTTAGCAGGCGCGTTAATACATTTATTGTTCGAGTATTCACCTTTCGGCAATATTAATGAAAAATGGTGTAAAATGATATTTAATTAAATAACAGTATCGGTATCGTTCATCTCTTCTAAAAGAGAATCTCTATCTCTACAAAGATCAAATAATTCGTCGTTTAAATCTCTCAGTTTATGTTCAATCTCTTCGTTATACGATTTCAAATAGTTTTTATAAAATTCACGTTCGTTTCCGATATTGTATCCCTTATCTATAAGACCACCAATCGTGTATCTGTGTAAACGTATACCCATATCCGAAGCGTATTTTCTCACGGCATCTCTCTTAACAATGTTTGTTATTCTTTGTCTCGGTTTTGTTTTTCTGATCATGGTTTCAGTTTCGAGTATTCTATCGTCTATACGACGTAACTCAGCTTCATCATATTCTCTCTGTCTTCTTTGTACCCTCTCTATATCAGATTCAAAGGAAGTATCACCGTTCACGTCTTCTCTCGGTACGCGAAGGTAAGGTAAAACAGAGTGTACGAGATTGAATCTATCTTCGAACGTAAGAGACTCGTCCGGTCTCGCAAGTAACTCGTCGAGTTCGTCCGCATCCGCGGTTGGTAAATCGTGGTCCATCTGTACTACTTCATCGTCATCCGAATCGTCGTCGTAATACCGACGTCTGTGCCTTTGTCCATTTTCGGTGGAAAATGGTGTAGGTATATCGAAAGTATCGTCACGCATGTTTACACGTAAGTGAAACGTATTTTCATCGTCGTCTGAATCGTAATTTGAACTAGAACGAGAAACACACTCGTGTACTTTCTTTATAGAATTACACATCTCGAGATAATCACCCTCGGGTATTATTTTCGAGTTCAAATCGATCAAACGCATTAAATTTGTAAGTTCGTCCATTTTTTTGTCTTGATATTTTTATTATTTTATTCAACTTAGGTTAGGTACGTTAATATTTATTGTATTAAAATCGTCTATAGTTTTCTGTGTCAGAGACATGAATTGTACAATACGTCTCATTTCGTTATTTATATTTTCAATCTGACGGATTTGTGTTTCACGTAGTTCAGTTTTGTATTCGTTTAGTATTTTTAAAAACTCTTTATAGAATGCATTTTCATCTTGGACGTGTCCCAATTCTTTTAAATTTTCAATTGTACTAGAAGTATCTAAACCAATTACAGTACAATACGTTTTTACGACTTGTTCTTTAAAAGTTCGCGTTATCCTTTTCCTTATTTTAGAATAAATGAGCGACCTTTTAATTTCTCTTTTCTTACGAAGTAAAACAGTACACCTTTCGTATATAAGCTCGAATGGGTTTAAAAGTAAACTAGGTGGTAAAGTTCTAACGCGACGAGTTTGTTGTTCTTGTTCTACTCTAAATAAATCACGGAGTTTGTTACACATTTCTAAATAATCACCTTCAGGTAAATCTTGTGAGTGAGTATCTATGAATGACATTATTTTTTGTAAAGAATTTGACATACTGTTTTATTTATTTATTTATATTAAAAAAATTATTGTTATAATACTCTAAATACGATTTATAAAATTCGGTTTCGTTAGAAACACATGGATCGTTTTCGTATAACTCTTTCCACGACGTTATATTTTTTAATCCGAGTTCACTCGCTCTTTTATGAATAGCCCACTCTTTTATAAATTGAGTAACTCTCTTTCTCACTTTAGAAACGGGTTCTCTTTTTAATCTTTTCAGTAAACGTGTATTTTCTTCTTCGAGTTCCTTTATTCTATAAAGAGCACTAGCGTGTGTTCTTACTAATTCGTGAAGAGGTTTTGATATATCCAACTCTTTCATCACAATGTTTATTCAATAATAATAAAGCTTCGACTGCTTCTCCGATTTCTTTGTGTTTTAAACAAAAACCGTTCTTACCAGCTCTACACAGACAGGTCTCGTAAGTACAGTTTGGTCTCATTTATGTTAAAAAATAATAAGTTTATAATTTACTTAGGCTTCTGAATCACTCACAATTTCTCCTTCCTCAATTTCGTCTTCGTCCGTTTCTTCCCCGTATTCAAATTCTTCTTCTTCTTCGTCGCTATCAACGACACTACCATTATAATCGTCTATGTTTTCGGGTAAAATGTCTCTGAGAACGTCCCATTTAACATGTGATTTGAGTTGGTAATCGTCAACGAGATCGTCGAAAGAAATTTTATCGGTAACACCCCAATCGTCTTCAAGTACCCACCGCCAGTACCCAAGGTTTGTGTTATCTATTTCTAAAGGGAACAGTTCGACCGAAAAGTGTTCATTTTCACGGTACCCAGACATTTTCAATTCTTCAACTTGTTCCTCCATGTAAATGTTATACATGTGTTCAAGAATACCAATTGGAACGTCCCTTGTAGAAACTTTAGGTTCGTGATAAAACGTGATAAAATGGGCCTGTCCGTATGGCATTTCCACCTTTTTCTTAGAAACACCCATATACGCGAGAAACCTTTTATTATTTTGGGGAATAAGGTGTTCCGGGTACCCGAACTCGGAACGTAATGCGTATACCTCAGAATTTTTAGAACATAATTTAGAACAAAGATCGTTTAAGTGTGAAAGTTTGACGAGTGTGGTACAGTTTTTTAAAAGTTCATGTGTAAGTGTAGTCATGTTATATATTCATTACAATCTAATTGTTTAAGTGCATTTCTATATCGTCTCGCATACATTTACTTTCGAGAACGCTTAAACGGTCTTTTAAACCGTGTTTGTTCACAAAAGAATTATATTTGGATCGGTCGGAAGAAAACTTATCCATGTAATAATTTTTCCAAAACTCAAACCAATCCTTTGTAATATCCACCGAAGGGATAAGAGTTATATCTTCTTGTTTATCAAGAATCTTGAGAGCTTGGTGAATAATACCAATACGGTTACCATCCTTGGTCTTTTCTTCGTGAAAATGGAAAAACGACTTTACATTTTCATAGTCGGTATCAAGAAGGTAAAGGTGGCCGATATACTCGACGTTATCGGGTGGTCTAAAATTTTCGGGGAAAGTATTGTTAGGTCTTATTCCCCAAACTTGAATTTTCCCGTCAACACCTTTATAGTGTGAAGAAGCGAGACCATCGAGTTCTTCCCTTCTTTCCACAGAAACAGTTTTTGCAACAAGTTCGTAAAAAATATCAGACATTTTTTTTCTTATTTTTTAATCTTATTCTTCTCCACTTAGGTCTTCATCATCGTCTTTTAATAACAAAAGTTCTTCGGCGACGATTTGGTAAAAAGCTACTTTATAAGCCAAGAAACCAAAAAGTGTTGCACCCATATTAAAATCAAAAGGTGTATCCATAGAATTCCACGACGATTCCAAAAGTGCGGTTACTACAGGTATGAGCATTCTTTTATTAAGACCAGCTGACTTTTCTATATTATCCACGTAAGACGATAAAGAATCAACATATGCATAGGACGCCAAAGTTCCGAGTGTAGCCGATAAACCATCTATGGGGTCTTGAAAAATAAAGTGGTACGCAGAAACCATGGATCCATACTTTAAAGTCGAACTTTTAATTTTGTTCTTAATTTCTTCATACTCGGCTAAACTTTCTTTCCTTTTCGTAGGACACGAAATACGAAGGGTTTTAGTATAAGGGTTTATTATGGTAAACATTTAATTTAGGATTAAAATATATAAAAGTATAATTTTTAAATAACATATGTATATACTAATAGATGCACTAGGATGGATAGGGTGTACACTTTTAACTTTAAACACGGTACCCCAAATATACAAAATTCATACGACTAAAAAAGTTGAGGATATAAGCACAACTTTTATAGTGGTAAACATGTTTGGACTAATATCGTATTCGATATACAGTTGGTATAATTATTTAGTACACATAGCAATATCTACAACACTAAGTTCATTTTTTAGTGGGTACATGTTAACACTTAAATATTTATACACGAATAACGAAACCGATCAGTGAAAAGAAATTTTTTTAAGAAACTCATTCTCCATTATTTCAAATTCAATACACCTTTTTTCACACTCGTATAAACGAACTTGTATTTCAGTAAGTTTATCGTCGTGATTAAATTCGGGTTTTTTGTTAGGTAAAGTTGCCCATTGAGGACCGTATCTTCGTATATATTCAATTTCTTTCTTATTATTTTTTAGTTCTCGGAGTAACATATTTTTATATTGACAAGCGTAACGATTATACTCACCACACTCAAATTCTCCATAACAAAACTCTTCGTAAGCGAGTAATCGCATGTGTTCTTTAAGGTTCGCCCCACTTTTCTCTCCAGTTTTTGACAAGTGTATCGAATCTTTCGATTGGTGATGATGAAGTTCTTGTGAGTTTCTTCGGGGCACCTGGGCATATAAGTTCGTATTTGTTCGCCTTGTTCCAGATAATTCTTTGTAAATCTTCCGGGAGTTCACGCGTCGCTTGGCAGAAAGCAAGTTTGTAGTCGTAAGTGTGCATTGATGTGTAATCCATTTCATTTGTTTTTAGTATTTGTAAAAAATTTAAAATGTTTTTTTACTTAGGTTATTTATATTTATAAAAAGTTATATCACTCGCGTTTACTTCCATAATAATATGTTCACCACTTTCATTTCTCGCTATTATACTTTTTTTAATAGTTGGGTTTTGATAATAGTAATACTTTTTTTTACGTTCAGGTGATTTAACATATACGTTACTCGAATATGAACTAATACTCTCTGAAGAAGAAGACGATTCGTATATAGCAGTTCTTAATGGTTTTATAATTTTATATAAACTCGTATACATTGCTTATTATTCGTATAGTTTTTTTATATAGTATAATTAGAAGATGGTATCTCTCCAGGACTTACCTAAAAAAATTCAATATATAGTGATAGATTCACAATTCGTAAACGGTACCAATAATAATTTTACAATAGATCTAAACTTGGAATCAAATTTACACCTCGAAGAAATATCTGAAGTCATTGGTGTAAAACCAGTTGATTTTTACGTCACACAAATAGGTGCTAATGATAATGGTGATACAAATGTCGCCAAGTACATTGATATAGTTTGTGATGATATTCCCAAAAGGGGACAATTATTGGATGAACGAAACGGACAGATTTTAGCCAGAATACCACTAGAAAGAAGTTTTACTGGTAGTAATACATTTATACTAAGAGATAAACAATGGCGTTCTTTTCAAAGAAAAACAAATTATTTTAATCCCATATCTTTACAAAAACTCCATTTTAAATTATACGAATCACAAGGCGATGGTGATTACGAACTAATACAAGCTAATGTATCCTGGTATATGATACTCGAAATAACAACTATAGACGTTAAAGAAAAACCCAAAGATAGAGAACTTCAAATACTAGAAGCATTACACAAACTTATCGGGAAGATAGATGAACTCAACATAAACGTTGAAAAACTTCCAGATAAGCACGATATAGAAAAAATGGAAAACGAAAAAAAGAAAAAGTATCCATTTAGGTACCTTGTTTTATTCATCGTACTGATACTTGGGGGATTTTATTTTGCAAAAAGTAAAATTACTCCTTCGGTTCCGCAACCTTCTTTTTAACGACGCGTTTAACCGTTTTCTTAACTGGAGCTGGAGCTGGAGCTGGTTCTGGAGCTGGTTCTGGAGCTGGAGCTGGAGTTGGTTCTGGAGCTGGAGTTGGTTCTGGAGCTGGAGTTGGTTCTGGAGCTGGAGCTGGAGCTGGAGCTGGAGCTGGAGCTGGTTCCTTTGGTGGTTCAATGTGATCAACGATTTGTTTCAATATACTGTAAAGTCTATCGCCACGAACCTTAGATCGTGCAAGTTCTTGTGTAATTTGTTCTCTAACAGAGTCCATCGCGTAATATATATAAAAGAAAGATTATCTTTATACTAAATGTTATTCATCGGCCCAACTCTTCTCAGTGGCATAGGTCAACTCACACACAAATACCTCGACCTTTTTCCTGATAGTAAATATTTGGAAATTCAAGAGGAAATTCCAGAATGTGATAGAGCGTTTATATTTGCTTTACCAGTACAGTATTGGTTAGATAAAATACCAGAAATAAAAAGAAAAATTAAACACGTCACGTGTATGACAGTATGCGAAACAGAAACGGTACACGAAGATTACGGTAAACTTTTCGATTTATTCGATAGAATTGCTGTACCGAGTGAATTCTGTAGAAAAGTTTTTAAGAAACAGTTTCCTGATAAGGAATTCTTTGTTGTACACGCTCACGTACCACCTAAAAAAATATACACGTTTTACCATATAGGAAATGTTTATGATCCTAGAAAGAACTTTAACAAAATTTTGGAAGCGTTTATTCGCCTGAATAAACCAGATTCAAGACTTTTAGTAAAAGCAACGTGTAAACAGCCAGTTAATATAAATATACCAAACGTCGAAATCATAAACGGTCTGATAAGTGACGAGGATATGGAAAAAATACACGCACTAGGTGATTGTTACGTAAGTTTCTCGTCTTCTGAAGGTATTGGTATGGGTGCAGTAGAAGCCGCGCTGAGAAACAAACCAGTCATAGTACCGGAATACGGGGGTGCTACGGAATACATTAGAACACCTTATAAGATAAAATGTGAACTTCAAGAAATACCGAGGGATGATTTTCTTTTCAAAGCGGGTATGCAATGGGGAAAACCAAACTATGAACAACTCTTGGAGTTCATGGAAGATGCCTATACTAAAAAAATACGATACATGGAACACCCAAAAACTCACATGTTAACCTGTAAAGAAAATGTTTTACAGGAATTCATCGTTAATGTAATTGGTAATGAAAACAATGATACCGGTGAGAATAACACCCGAAGTTAACGAACCTTTTTGTGCGATGAGCATGGCAACAATATCATCTACAAATTTAATGTTCGTGGGTTTTTTTAAGAGTTCTGGTACTATTTGCGAAATAGCTAAGTAAAGCGCCATGGCGATTATTACGGGTCTGAGTGTTTCTTGATTTAACATTTATTATAACATAATATTTTTTAAAACTGGTTTAGTACCTAATACACTAATATCTAA